TTTTTCTTTTGTTAGATCAATCTCATAGTTAAGTCCGTTAATAGACTCCTTGATTTTTCCGTCTTTTTCTTTAAGGAGTTGGCTCATCTTAGAAAAGATTTGTATATCAAGCAAGTCTTCAATAACATCTCGACGGTGGGGTGTAGGCAACTGCATAAAGGGTATAAACGAAGATGAACCCAGTACTACAATCTGATGGAATGACTTATGATTTAGCTTAAGAATATTCTGCTCTAAGAAATTTTGATAGTCCTTAGCTGCAGAGCTTTGGTTAATCATATTACCATTCTGCCAGATCTCGAACTTAGCAGGCTTAATACCACGCTTAACTACAAACTTGTGCTTGCCTATATCAAATGATACTTCTACCTCGCAATTCTTATTATTAATAGAGTTAACTAATTGCGGCTTATTAATGTTACGATGGGGCTTGCCAAACAATGCAAAAGATAGCGCATCGAGTAGTGTTGACTTACCTGCGCCATTTTGACCAACAATAAGGGTAGTGGGGGAACGATCTAGCTGGATGTTGGTTTCTTCATTACCAGTAGAAAGAAAGTTCTTCCACTTTATATTACGAAAGCTTATCATACTATTTCCAAAGACTGGGCTTCAACGAATAACCCACGCATTAATCCTTTTAGTGTATCTTTATCTAGATCAGTATCTACCGCATCGATATAGGAATCAAGCATCTGTGTTGTATCTTCTACAGATACTGATTCGTCATCAACACTTTCGCCGGCAAACTCTTCGAATGTTTCAGCAATCTTAAGCTCATGAATATCTTCACTCTGAACCTTATCTACAAAACGATCGAATAAGAATGGATCGGTCTTTTTAGCTACAATGATCTTAACAAACTTATCTACTAAACTTTTAGTATCATAGCTATTATAATCTATTTTCTCATCGTTGTAAACCACTTTTTCGAACATGGTGTTTGGATTGCGCACTGGTGTAACTTCGCGGGTGTCTGTATCAAGTACGTGAAAGTACTTAGGATCTTCTGAGTCTGCCCACGTAAATTCCATTTGCGATCCTAGGTAATGAATGTTACCACGGGAAGACTTAGTATGGAAATGCCCAGATAAAACCATTTCGAATCGATCAAAGATTTCAGTGGTCATACCATGAGCATTTGGTACGCCCTTCATCATATCAAAGCCAACTAATTCAAGGTGTGCACCTAGTATAGAAGCTTTGCAGTTCTTAATAAAGTTAATCGATTCTACATAATTCTCGGAATTAATCCATGGGACTAAAGCTATTGAGCAACCGCCGTAGTCCATAACACGGGGTTTCATAACAATATTCACATTAGATGTGTAGTACCCAAGAAGCTCTTTTAAGGAGCAAAGATCGTTAGTGTTCTTATAGAAGACATCGTGGTTACCTGGGATGATGTCCATAGATATACCATCTTGCTTAAGTACATCTAAGAACATCTTACGATTGGCATTCTGTGCTTTAAAATTAATAAACTTACGATGATCAAAGTAATCACCCAGGTGTATTATCTGCTTAATATTGTTTTCTTTCAGATAGGGAAAGAAAACCTCTTCATAAAACTTTCTTTGATACTCGATAAAGATATCAGAAGAGTTACGCATACCAGCGTGTGTATCATTCAGAATAGCAATTTTCATAATTAACCCATAAACAATTCAATGCCAGAATCTTCTTTTACTCTTTTCTTTTCTGCTTTACTAAAAGCTTTTAATTCTCTATCAGTAGATCTAACACGATCAATACGATTTCGTAGCTCATCAAAGAAACTATGGTCTCCGTCAGCATCGTCATCCATAAAGTCTTCGTATCCGGATTTTTCTATCCAACGAAGCTTAACATCTTGCTGCTTCTTTTCTTTCTCTATTCTTCGCAAGAATGCAAAGTAGCATATCTGGGTAAAATAAGCAAAAGCGTTAGGCATACCAGTACGTGTCTTGGTATCAATGTTGTAGTTATTAATTGCACGAAGACAATTCTCTACAGCATCCATAACCATTTCTTCACGATAGGTATATCTAACAAAGTTTGACTTATGTGCTAGTCCTTCAGATATTTTCAAGAAGCATGTAGCAATGTAAGTAGGTACAACTGGGATCTCAGTACAGTTCTTTTTTGCTTCGTTTACTCTTGAAACATATTCTACAATAGACAGTGAGAATTCTTTATTGTTAACGTAATGCGGTTTGTCTTTTGGCTTTATCTTTGTTTCAGTCATAGTCATATTTCCTAATAATAGTCTCTATTATATCATAAAACTAGAAAAAAGTATACTACTAATTTATTTTACTGATGGGGGTATACAAATCATGGTTTATATGATATAATAAGAGAGTCTTCTCTGGGAGGGAATGATAATACTAATGTACTAGAGGGATTTCCGATTCATATGATTCAAAGGAATCTTCTTCATAGTCTTCCTCTTCTTCTTCTGATTGTTCATTATATCTTAATGCAGCTCTAATGTATTTATCTTGTACATCACGGGTAACATCTGTATATGATACTATATTATTACCATTTACAGTTATTATTCCAGATGCTGATAATGGCATGTATCTAGTAAAGTAATAAGTGAGAGTAGAATCTTTTTCTTTGTGAAGATTAAGTAAACAGGGATGCTCAAGAATAATAGTATCGCCAGTAGAACTAGAGCTAATATATGATACTAACTGCTCACCATTAGAAAGCTTTATATGTCTAACTGGTAATTCAAACTCATCGTCTTCAAATTGAATCATAACTTAATCTCATATATTTTGTAGTTAAATTTTTCTTTAGTATATATCTTTATTCTTTCTGCTGCGTGGTTTAGAGTGTAATTCTTCTTTTGTTTCCAATGTAGGTCATCAGCTATATCGTATAACTTTGTAGACCTGCCATCATCGCTCTTTCTTAGACCCCGACCAATACTTTGCAATACTTTAATCTGGCTTTTACTGGGAGATGCGAATATAATGTTATGCAAGTTCTTAATATTTATGCCAGTTGAAAATGTACCTAGTGATGCTACAATAATAGCATTTTTTTCTTTCTCTGTAAGTTCACGAACCTTTTCCCGAACGTCTACATCCGTATTACCTGACACAAAGAAGACCTTACGTCTTTTATGTGCTTTATCTAGAATTATATCATATAGTGGCTTACCATGTTTTTCTACTAACTGAAACAGAACTAAGGTATTACCATCTTGATCAAGAGCTAGATTAGCTATAAAGTTATTTCTAGGAGTATGCGAAACGATGAAATCTATTTCCTCCTGATATGTTACCTTAGATATAGAACGAGCATATTCATCAGCATATTTAAGTAATAACACCTGTATTTCTAATGAAGCAAGATCTCCGGAATCCATTAGATTTTTAGTAGTTGTTACATAGTATGCTGGTCCAAAGTAACCTTCCAGTACTAACTTATGTATCTCTGTACCATCTAAAGTTCCTGTAGTACCAAATCGGTATTCAGCTTCGCGGCACTTAGATAATATCGAGGTTAGACTCTTCGCCTTAAAGTTATGGGCTTCATCTCCTATAACCATACCGAAGTCTTCGAACCATGAACCTTGTAACTTATAGATTGACTGCCAGGTTGTTATAACTACTCTCTGTGTAAAGTTCTTTTCACGCCCTGAGTATATTCTATGGCAAGATTCTTCATTATTGAAGTGTTCGTCATACTCTGAATAATCCCCAAAGTCCTTATACATTTGTTCAACTAATGAAGTAGTCGGAACAACAATAATAACTTTCTTATCGTAGTTATGAAGATACCATCGAATAAGGGTGTATATGATTAAGCTTTTACCAGAAGCTGTTGGAGATATAAGCATAGCACGCTTATTTGTTAAAGCATGGTGCACTGCTTGCTCTTGGTAATCCTTAGGAAAAATTTGTGTGCCTTTAGAGGTATAGGTAATATCTTTCATAAAAGATATATCTACATCTTCACCGGTCGAAGGTATACCATAGTAATTATTATGAATAAGCTCTAGAGCATAATCTCTACCAGGTGTTGCCGCAAATTCTTGTAAGTACTTAAATAATCCTGCAGGTAGTTCGCGCGTACGCACGTCGAATAAGCGGATCTTACCGTCCCAGAATTTATTCTTATAAGATGGCATGAACTTATAGTTTACAGCATAAAAGCAAAAGAAATCATTAATTTCATTCGCTATGCCAGGATCGCAGTCTATATGCAAAAAGGCATGATTCTTATACTGTACTTTTATGTTCATTAACTACCTGATTCAAATTTACGCCAATCTATCATATTCTTAATAGTAGAATGGCGCCATCTGATATTACTAATGATCTCTTCTAAAGTATCTATCATTGTTTTTAGATAGTCGATACGAGCATTAGCCTCTTGGATATGTGGATCAGCATCATAATAATAATCCATTTCTCCTTTGAGAATCTTAAGCCCGTTTAGAGCATCGTATTCCCAGCCAAGTTGATCTATCTGATCCTTAGTAAGCTTACCATTATACCAAAGCCATTTATTCTTTAGCAGAATCTTAAATTCGGCATCACGCCTTTTAAGCTGTAGCTTATTAATAGAAAGTAGTTCTAGGTATTTTGAGTGAAGTGCTGCACCGTCTTTTGATGCTTCATCGAGGCGGATATCATCTATTACTGAATCCTTTTTCCACATTTCAAGTATCTGATCTAGAGTCATAACATAGTTCCTTTCAATTCATATAGTATATATTATATCACATCTCGCTTAAATTTGAAATAGTCGTATTCAAAAGAAACCGTTGCGGTTAGATATGCGATGTCAGCTGATGTAATATCAAATGGAATAGATCCTAGACTAACAGGTTGTGCATTAACAAACTGGATCTCACGAGCAACATTGTTGTTGGAGTCTAGTATAAGAAGCTGCAAATCACGCTGTGTCTTTAGGGATTTACTTTCTTGCTCTGTAGCTAATCCATAGATCCAATCGTGTATTTCCATATAGTTAATAAGCTTCTCATCAATAAGGAACGTAAGCTCTAGCGAACCGTAGTTTACTTTAGCTGGCGTCGCAAGTATATTTCTTTGACGAGTAGCTATATCTGGATTAGTAACAGATAATTCAGGTAAAGCAACCTGCTGTACATTAAACTGTGCATTGGGATACTTCAGATTATCTATAACCAGCTGAAAAGCTGTAGGGTTTACATAGTTCAAATCCGATGCTAAGGCAGATGACGCTTCTTGATTGAAGTTAACTTTTAAGTCATATGGCATATTGATTATCCAAATAAATTACTTTTACACTAGTATTTATGCGAAAAAAAAGGTGCTCCGAAGAGCACCTTTCAAAAGTGGTAAGTTAAACTTACTTCTTTTAATTATCCTTATACGAGGATATTTTCTACTGCAAAGATGCGGTAGTACTGGTTTGCACGGTTTGTACCAGTCTCTGATGATGAAGCACCACCAGCGAATGGGTTAGCAACCATACCGTAGCGAGTCTTAAAGCCGATACGTGGCTGGAAGTCAACTTCGCCAACTGCACGAACCATTGTTAATGGAACGTAAGGAGCGTAGAAGAGACCTGCGTCGTATGGGTTAGTACCACGGTAACCAACAGTTACGTAGTCACGTGTTGCGTAAGGATCGATATAGACCTTAGTGCGACCGTTCAATACGCCTGCGAATGTTGAACCAGTATCGTCAACGTTCAGGTTAGCTGAAAGAGCAGGAGTGTAATCAAGCATACCAGCTGCAGTCAATGCAGAAGCTACGTCTGAAGAACAGATAATGAAGTTACCTTTGCCACGACGTGTGTCTTTAGCAATTGCGTTAGCTTCACGCTCGATCTGAACCATGAGACCTTTGAACTTCTCAACTGACCAACGGCCGTCGGAATCAGTTTCAACGTCGAATGTACCAGGAGCAGCAACGTTAGAAGTTTGTGCACCAAGCTTCGCTTTAACGTTGATAGTACGGATAACTTCACGGTTGATTTCAGCAAGGATCTCAGCTGAAAGGATGTTAGCAAGTTCGCTTTCAGCGTCAAGACCGTGAACAGCTTTAAGGTCTTGTGCCAATTCCATAGTGTACTCAGCTTTGAGTGCACGAGTCTTAGCAGTTACGCTAGTCTTCTCGATTGAGAAAGCCATTTGAGCGAAAGGATCGCCAGTGTTACCAAGAGCTTCACCATCAGCTGTAGCAAGACCAGCGCCAACAGCAAAACTATCTTCTACGCCGTCAGTGTTAGCATCAGTACCAGTAGTACCAGCAACAGATGAAGAATCACCGCCGTTTGCAGTACCGTTACCAGAGAAGCCAGCGTTTGCTTCGTCAAACAAAGCTTCTGCGCCACCTTGTGAAGTGTACTTGCTCTTCATAGCGAAGATCAAACCAGTAGGACCAGACATAGGCTGTACACCAGCTACGTCGTAAGCCATAAGGTTAGGCATTGCACGACGAACGAGGCTGATCAGGACTGGGTCCCAGTTAGCCATGTTGCCAGTACCACCAGTAGTAGCGTTAGCAGCAGTTTCAGTCATGAAGCCCATTGCACCGCGCTCTTCAGCTAGTGCTTTTTCTTGGTTCTCAAGAAGTACTGCAGTTACGCTCTTCTTGTAGCTATCTTGAATTGTAGGAATCTCTGAGTGCTCGAGAATAGGCGCCCATTTTTCCTGGATTTGCTCTGAATTAAACATTAAGGTAATACTCCTGATTTACTTTTTTAAAGATTTTGAAAGAGCAGTAGCATATTTAGACATGATAGGAGATAATTCTACCTGATCATCTGTGTCTTCAGCAAGCTGTTCTTCTTGGTTTGTTACAACTGGTTTTGCAAAATAAGATTCTTTCAATGTAGCTACCTTCTTTGTGAAAGTATCTATATCTTCGAAATCTACATCTTCAACGAGCTCTTTCAGTTTTTCAACTTCTGTAGCTGCCAAATCTTTTGTCGATTCTGCAATAATTTCTGATCGTTGGAATGTTTGGATAGACTCATTCAGACGAATGTTAGCTTCAGTTTCTTTGTTAAGTGCT